TTCCGACATGAACAGGCCGCAGTCGGTGCAGTCGAGCCAGAGCCGATAGGCGGGGATCGTGGGCGTATCCTCGCGGACCACGGCCCAGGTCATTGGATCAAGTTTCTTACCCATGCTGAGTCTCCTTTGCAGCAGCTCAGCAACGGTATGCGATTTATTCTATGCCGTCAACGCTTCCGGGGATAATTTATGCGCTTTTTCGTAAGCGTCGAGATTGGCCTGAGCGATGTCTAGCTCCCGGCGCCATGCTTCTGACGCTTTGCCCCATCGCTGAAGAAAGGCGATGTAGGCGCGGTCCCTGATTCCCCTGAGCCGGTCCCGTTCTTTGAGCGAATAGATTGTCTCCCCCATGCTTCCTCCTAATGCACGGTTGCTTCTCGAAAAACGAACTGACCTCCTCCTTCTCCAAGCTGGGCTTTGAGTGCGGCGCTGTTGATGCACTCGGTCATCAGCTCGGCGGCGACGTCGATGTTCTCTGAACACTCGAAGAGCCGATAGGCGAGCATCGTGAGCGCACCGGCGAAAGCGCTTTCAGGCGCAAAGCCTGCGTCGCTCATGCGGTCGATTAGCCGGTCCATCATCTGGGTGGCTTCAAGGAACTCGCGCTGGTGCTCGGTCATAATCCGTCCCCAACTGTTGATGCACTCTGCGGAAGGCTTTGACGATTAGCATCATCTTCAACCACTCATCGTCGTTTGCTTCCCGCTCCGCTAAATCTAGCACTTCGTCCATGAAGTCTTGAAGCACTTCAAGTGCCATATCCAATTCCATTTGTATAACTTTTGTCGAATTTTCGTTCATCTTGTTATGACCAAAATCATGTTGTAAAAATTTTCCCAACCAATGTACGGGCTATTACCGACAGTGAGGGGACTGCCGGTGGAGACGTTTGTTTGCAAACGCTGCCAGGAGGCGCTGCCCAAGGACCGTTTCCGCATAGTCCGCGACAAGCGCAGAAACTCCACCTACCGCACCAAAATCTGCAAGACCTGCACCCGGACCAAGGACCGTGAGACGTTTCACGATCAGCCCGATCCCCGCCGCTATCTCACGCGAAACTGGAACGCGCTCTGCCGCCAGCGCAGAAACAAGGGCGTGTATGTGTGCCCCGAGCTTTTCGGCATCCAGGGGGTCGATTACTTGATGGAGCTTTGGGAGCACCAAGGGGGTCGCTGCGCCCTAACAGGCGTCTCCATGACTTGGGTATCCATGCCCATAGCGGAGGTGCGCGCGGGCCACGGGCTGGGCACTTCGATCAGCGTTGATCGCATTCAGAACGACAAGCGTATTGGGTACCGAAAGGGGAACCTGCGGCTGGTGTGTTCCCAGATTAACCACATGCGCAGTGCGCTTCCGACGGAGGACTTTTTGCACTGGTGTGAGCTGGTGATCCGGCGAATGGGGCCCGTGGCTCCTGACTTCTCTTTGGCAGACGCAAAAACTGTGAGGAAAGACTTGGCTAATCATCCTGAGCGACAAGCCAGTAAGAAAGAATCCAAAAGGGCAGGGCCAGCAAAATCCCCGGCGAGGCGATCAAGAGCCCGGCCAAGAACGAAAGCCCCGCAACGACAAGAACCCAATTCGATTCAGGACTGATCTTCATCTTTGGGCTTGATGGGGACCGTGCCCAGGGTGGGAGGTTCATCCAGAAGGCTCCTTACAATGCGCCGTGCGCGGCGGATCAAGGCAAAGTCTTGGCTGATGATGACCAGCGTTGCGCTGAAATCGCCCTCCTCATCGGGCTCAGTATCTTCTTGCCATTCAATGCGTTGCATGGGTGAGCCCTCGCTGTCCCCCTTCAGGCCTACCATATTAAAAACCCCCGGAGGTGGAAAGGCCTCCGGGGGCTACGGGGTCCGGCTAGGCTGGGTGAGACCTGACCGGTTTCTGCTGCAAGACCCGGGGGACGGGTCAAGTGCAACAATACGCGATTTTGTGAGACTGTCAAGCCTTACGCCGCCTTTTTCTTGGCGTAGTACGCCTTGCTGTAAGCGCGTTGCTTGTCCTTGTTCCGGCTCTGCCAGTCCTTGGTGGCGCAGAGCTTGGAGCAGTAGCGGCGCTGCTTGCCTTTCAGGCGCTTGTCACAGTGGACGCAGGAGGGCTTCTGAGCGGCTTTCGCCTTTGCCTTGGCCCGTGAGCCGCGGGCCGTGGCTTTCGGCTTCTGAGGCGCTTCCTGGGCTTCCTCATCGGCCATTTCGATCTTGGCTTTCTCAACGAGAAGCCGGGTGCGCGCTGCGACGAGGAGGAGCGTGTCTCGGGAGACGTTGCCGGTTTGGAAAAACTCTTGGCTCAGCTCAAAGCAGTCGCTGAGCAGTTCTGAGAGGAGGCTGTCTTCTTTAGTCATAAGATTAATCCCATGCAGCAGGGGTGAAAAAAACGTAGGGCGTTTCGGCCCTATTCTCCGGGGTTGAAGGGTTTGCGAGAGCGGTAGCCTTTGTAGACGTCGAACATGAGGCGCAGTTGGCCGCTGATCGTGCGTCCTTCGCTCTTGCTGATGGCTCTGATCTCGTCGTAGACCTCACGGGGGACCAGAACCGATTTCCAGCGGGTGGTATCCATAGTGGCTCCTAACAAATCTGCTGCGATTGTCTAGGAAAGTATGCGCTTAGTCAAGTTAAAAAAGCCCCGCCAGGGCAAAGAGAGAGAGGAGAAACCCCTGGCGAGGCAATGGTTTGAGACCGGCAGCACGGAGAAACTACTCGGCCTCGCCCCAACTGGGTCCGATTTCTATATCACACTTTGACGGAACTTCCAAAGGCACCGCCGTTTCCATGACCTGCGCGATCTCTTCCGCCTCAGCGCGATCAGTGACCGACATGGCCAGCTCGTCGTGGACTTGGAGCATGGGGAGCTTGCCGGCTTTGTAGAGGTTGACCATGGCTTGCTTGGTCATATCGGCCGCAGAGGCCTGGATCAGGCGGTTCAAAGCCTTGTAAGTGTAGGCGCGCTTGAGCCGGGTCGTGGCCCCGTAGGTGTCGATGGCCTCTTTGTACGGGAGCGCCTTGTTCATCTTGAAGGTGTCCGGCTCCCAAAGGTCGAAGCGGCACTTGCGGCCCAGCAGGGAGCGGACGCTGCCGCCGCTGGCTTTGTCGTTGAGCCGGTTGGTCACGCCGTTCATGAGCGCTTTCACGAAGGGCACCCGGTCGTGGTATTGGCGCACCAGCCCCTTGGCCTCGTCCAGGGGGATGTCAAGCTGCTCTGAAAGCTTGCCCACCCCCATGCCGTACATCATGCCCAGGTTGATGGTCTTGGCCTGCTTCCGCGAAATCTTGGCCATTTCCGCCACCATGGTGTGGAAGTCCATGTCGGGATTGTGGGTGTAGCCCTCGACAAACTCCTTTACGCCTTCCAGGGGCATGCCCCGGCTCTTGCCGTAGACATGGGCGTAGTGGACCAGTATCCGCGGCTCCTGCTGGGAGAAGTCGATGGCCGCCCACTGGTCGCCCTCTTCGGGCAAGAACAGGCTGCGGATCATGGGGCCCAGCTCTGGATCGCGGGCCGGGATTTGTTGGAGGTTGGGCGAGTTCATGCTGATGCGCCCGGAGACCGTGCCGCCGTCGTCCGAGCGAATTTGGTTGATATGGCTGTGGATGCGGCCGTCTTTGTGCGTGTGCTTCATGATCGTGTTGATGAAGGTGCCACTGGTCTTGTTCAGAGCCCTGGCTTGCACGATGAGCTTGGGCAGCTCATGGGGGTGGTCCGTCAGGAAAGACTTGGTAAACGAGGGCGCGCCCTTCTCTGTCTTGGGGTAGCTCACCCCCGCCTTATCAAAAGCTTTGGCCAGGGACTGGGCCGCCCAGATTTCGACGGTCTGGCCCGTGAGCCGTTTGATCTGGCCCATGACGTCTTTCTCGCGCTTGAGCAGCGCGTCCCGGGTGCGCTCCACCTTGTCCATGTCCACGCGGATGCCGCGCCATGTCATGTCCACAAGGCACGGCAGGAGGTCCAGTTCGAGGTTGGCGATCTGCCAGAGGTCTTCCTTGCCAAGCTGCACACTGAGGTAGGACCACAGCTCCAAGGTCAGGGTGGCGTCGCCCTCGGCGTAGGGGCCGACAAACGCTGCCGGCATCTTCCACATCTCGCCCTTGGGGTCGAGGCCAAACTCTCGGGCGGCTTCGTTCAAGCCCTTCTCGCTCTTCACCTTGTTGAGGTGGTCATAGGCCAGGGAGTTCAGGCTGTAGCTGAAGCGGTTCTCGTCGAGCAGGGATGCGATGAGCATCGTGTCGATGATGCGGCCATTGATCTGAAAGCCCATGCGCCGAATCCAGCCGGCGTCATACTGGGCGTTGTGCATGATCTTGTCTGCCGGGCACTCGAAGACTTTCTTCAGCCACTTGTTGACGATGCGCTCATCCAGATTGCCGCCGCCCAGATGGCGCACGGGAATGTATCCAGACCACTCTTCCGTGGCGATGGCGTACCCGACTACCTCACCGTTGCCCACGGCCCAGCCCGGGCCGCTGTTTTTCAGGTCCGGGTCTTTGGTTTCGACGTCGATAGCGATGCGCTTGGCACCGGTCAAATCGGGGAGTTCATGAGGTGGCACCCACTCGCTCTGCTGGCCCATCATCACTAACTGCAAACTCATTCATCCTCCCCACGCCGCGGCGGCGGTGTAAATGGCGAAAGCTCGCCGGTTTTCATGTCCATGATCTGTATGCGGGGCTCAGCTTCGAGAATGTTCTTCTGAACCCGGGCAAGGTACTTCAAGCCCTTTTCGATGGTGTCCAGGGCTTCGGCCAGAGTCATCTTGCCGTGCTCAACCTGCTCGGTGATCTCGTCGATGCGCGCAAGGTTCTGCTCTAGCTTGCTCACAGCTCTTCCTCGTCCTCTGGCTCGGGCAGATACACGAATACCAAGCTATGGCAGTTGGGGCAGTGGAAGTTTGAGCAGATGGTGTAGCCGTCCATTTCTGAATCTTCATCACCGCCCCAGATAACTTCGGTGTTGCAATGCCAGCAGTTCATAGGTCATAGCTCCTCGAAATGTCCTCAGGCTCCACGATGTAGAGGTTCTGCTTGGTCCGGGTCACGCCCACGTAGAACATCCGGTGGACGTCATCGGCGTTCACGCGCATATCTGCATCGGCGGCTGGGCTCAGGTCCGTGAACAGCACGACGTTGTCCGCCTCCCCGCCCTTTGACCCGTGGATCGTGGACACCGTAATCCGGGGCACCCCATTGAACTTCTCGCCGCGACGCAGCATGGCCACAATGTAGGCACGGTCCCGCTCGGGCAGCTTGTCCATGGCTTCGTGCCAAATCAGCTCGTCACCAATGACCAGACCGTGCTGGAGCTGGAGCTGAGCGAGGTTCAGCATTTGGTTGTCTTCGACGCCGGGGAGCTTCTTGAAGCCCCGGGCAATACGTGAGCCGGTGCTCATGTATGAATAAATCTTCCGCGCTGTCTCGCCCTTAATCTCCTGGCCCTTGCGTAGCTGCTCCCAGCCGTTCACGGCGGCAGAGACTTTTTCTGACACGGACCGTGAGCCGCGGTAGTTGAAGAGGTAGCCGTTGGCCTTCAGGTCGTTGGCCACGGGCTGGAGCTGGTATCCCGCCTGGGACAGCACGAGCCATGAGCCGTGGGCCATGTCCAGCTCATTAACCGTCGAGCACCGCGCAACACGGCCAAGCTCTTCTTTGGGGTCATAGCGTTTTGGGAAGCGGCGCTGTATCCGGTTGGCTACAGACTCCGCCAGCATGTGTACGCTTTTCGGTACGCGGAAGGATTGGCTGAGCGTTTCGCTGCCGCCCGGGAGGTTGATGAAGTGATCAACGTCGGCCCCGGCCCAGCGGTAGATGGCTTGGTCGTCGTCCCCGGCGACGTACATGCGGTCGCTCTTGGCGTCGAGGATGTGCGCGATGTCCCACTGCATGGGGGACAGGTCTTGGGCTTCGTCGAGGAAGGTGAGCTTGAAGTGCGGGCACACCTGGGGGTTGTCGATAAAGACTTGGAGCATGTCGGTGAAGTCATAGAGCCCGAAGCGCTTCTTGTAGTTGTCGAGGGCCTTGGCGAGGTATTCGACTTTCACCCAATCGTCGCTGAGGTTGGAGCGGTTGTACTCGTCGCGCAGGTTGGTCTTCTTGAGTCGGGCGAGGTTGATGAGCCCCAGGATGGGATCAGAGGCCTTGCTGGCTTCGATGAGGTCATCGGCTTCTGTAACGCTGTCCGTTACAAGGGAGACGCCGGTGGCGGTCGCCAGCTCCCGGTAGTGCTCGCTCTGCATCACTTCGTCGGGGCGGATGCCTGAGTACATGAGGGCCATGCTGTGCAGGGTTCTGAAATTAACTAGGTCGTGCTTGGGGTCTAGGCCAAAGCGGAGCGCTGCGCGCTCCTTGGCTTCGTTGGCGGCCTTCTTGGTGAAGGCTAGAAAGGCTATATCCTGTGGATTAGTCCCGGCCTCCAGGGCCTCGTCCACCATATTCAGAAGTGTCGTTGTTTTTCCTGTCCCCGGCGGTCCGAAAATCCGAAACATCCCCGTTCTCCTGTTCACCCAAGATGGCATCAATGCCGCGCACGATTTGCCGCACCCGCTCCCTTGAAAGGTTGAAGCGTTTGCCGATGGCTTCGAGGGTCATGCGCTCGTCCCTACGCAGCCTGCGTATTTCGCGGTTTCTCGGCGTGTCGATCTTCATCAGAAAGGCGCCTTCTCCTGTGCCCCAAACTCCGGTGCGTCCAACTGGATGCTGCCGTTATTGAAGGCCGGGATGCGCCACACGCGCACGGCCCGGCCCTTGATCTTCAGCACCACGCTCTCGCCCTGGATGTCCCGCAGGCGCTGAGCGATCTTGTGACTCTTGTACTCGAAGAACTTCTGCTTACGCAGGAAGGCCTCAAAGTCTCTGAGGCGGAAGTAGCTGAAGCCCTGCTCCTCATCGGTCCACGGGCGGCGGAGCAAGATTTCTTCTTTGTCCTGGGCTTGCTGAAGGTTCTGGCAAAAGTCCTCAAGATAATCGTAGAACTGCCCAGAGGTGCTGGCGTCCTGGGCCACTTCGATAATAGCACCCTCGTTCTCACGCATTTCCGACAGCAGGGTCGCGACGCGGTTCTCCCAGCCCAGCTTGTTCATGGCCTTGGGCAGGAAGTTGAGCTGTTCCATGCACACCTTCTGGAAGGCGCTCTGGTTGTGCAGCGTTTCCGTATCCAGCTCTAGGGGCTCGCCGTTGACGTCGAGGAACCACACGGGCGGGACAGAGTTGTACTTGCGCAGGTTGGCGATGGCCGCGTTTGATACGGCAGCGCCGATGCCAAACTTCCGGGTCTGGCACAGGTCTTTGTTGCAGTGCCCGCAGATGGGCTCGTCGGAGCAGCGGTAAGCGTAGTCCTTCTTTTCCACCTGTTTCACGACGGTGTTCAGCTCCGCCAGCGGCAGCGGCGGGTTCAAATACTTCATGTTGTGTTCGAGGATTTTGTCCTGCCAATCGTCTGGATGGGCCTTGCGCAGATACACGCCGATGTTGAACAGGCCGTTGTTCCTGCCGCCCTCGCTGATCGTTTCCTTGCACAGAATCTGAAGGCACGGCGGGCCGTCTTTGATGGCCACCTGCTCCTTGGGCTTGGTGTTCTGGAGCGCGATGATTTGTTCTTCGGTCTGAACGTGCGCGTCGTAAAGCTCAATGAACTCGTCCAGGGTGGCCGAGGTGCCGTCGTCCTTGATGGCGTAGCGCAGACCATCTTCCGCGTCGTAATAGGGCAGGTTCAGGAAGTTGCCGACGTCCCCGCGATCTAGGTTAAGCCTGATCTGCTTGGGGAATATCTCGCTGCCGGAATAGCCTAGCTGCGCCGCCACCATGGTCAGCGTCTTTTGCATGTCCTTGGCGGTCACCCAGGACTTCGCAAACAGGAAGCAGTGCGCGCCGCCGCTCTTGGACCGGCACACCACCAGAGGCAGCTTGTCTGCCCGAATCTTGGACACCAGCGCCGTGTGGTCTAGCGGGTACTGGTCTATGTCTATGCAGCCCCAAACGCAGTTGGACTCCGCGTTGATGGGGATGATGCCGATTGCATTGCCTTTGCCACTGAGGTGGCCTTCCCACAGCTCCGTGGTCCGTGGTTCGCGGACGACGCCGGCTTTACCCGTGTTCTTGCCGTTGTCCTGCCGCTTCTCAATCTTATAGGTGCCGTAGGCTTCCTTCAGGCCATCGAATATGGCCATGAACTTTTCGACTTGCATAAATCCCCCGGATGGAAGTCCCGCGGGCCGTGGGCCGACCCGCGGGGGTTAAGCTTTAGAACGGTAGGTCGTCGTCTCCGACAGCCGACTCGTCGGTGTGCTTAACCACTACTTCCCCGGCCATGATGGACTCAGAGAATTCCTTCGCGCGCTTGTAGAGGGCGCCATCGGTGATGGGGCCTTCCCGGCTGATTTCCCAGCCGTGCCAAGAGCCTTTGGAGTTTTCTTCGCCCACGGTCTTGAGGTGGTAGATGTGGGAGAAGCGGGGCGGGGTGAACGGACCGTTCTTACCCTGCATGACCACGGACTGCATCATGCTGTTCCACTTCCGCGACTTCTTGAGCTGGGTGCTCTTCATCGCGATGAGAGCCGTTTCAGCGCTGCCGTCTTCGTTCAGGATGATGACGAAGTGCTGGTGGGTCTCTTCGATGTAGGAGCCGTCCCCATCGACAACGTAGTCCTTGTTGTCGTCGGCGCTGCGCTCGGTCTTGGGCCGCGCATCGTTGGGCTCGAAGATAGCGATAGGCGCACCGCTGCCCGTGCCCCGGGGGGCCCACTGGATGAAGCGGCGCTGGTAGGCGCAGGGGATGACGCGGACGCCGTCCTTGCCCTTGTAGATCGTGCCGCTGACCGTGTTGTAGATGTCACCCTTGCGGGCGGTTTCATGCTCGTCGAGCACGGGGTCGTTACCGGACAGGACTTTGAGGAACGGGAGGGCGAGGTCTTCCTGGCCCATGTTCTCCATGCCTTTGCCGGCATCTTCCTCGAACATACCGATGTCGAAAATGGCAACGGCGTTTTCTTCTTTCTCAGCAACAGCTTTGCTAGTCATTTACTTGCTCCTTTTGATGACTGCGCGTTGTCCAACATAGGCACCGAATAGCTCCATGGGGAACTCATCCCCTGCTTCTACGCGCTCTTTAACGAACGCGCGCAGGGTCTGCGGATGCACTTCTGTTTTCTGTTCCGCGAAATAGCCTTCTTTTTCAGCGAAAGCGGCAAAAGCTGATGCCCTGTCGTCTTCACCCCGGCCAAACGAACACGCAACGGTGTTCTTGATGATGTCGTCGTAGCCGTGCTCACGCAGCCATTCAAAAGCAGCAGGCCGATTATCGACCTTAATGGAGGCCCCGTAGGTTGGCTTTACTTCGACGGTGCTGCCATCGTCCAAGCTGAAGCTAGACAGACCAAGCTCTTGCAGCATTGCCGGCAAGTCTTCATCCGTAAGCTTGAGCAGCTCCTTCTTGTACTCCTTGAGTTGCTCTTCAACATTGGCGATGCGGTCTTCCGCGGCGCGGATAGCGCGAGCTATCTCGGCAACGGACCCCAGGCCTTGCTGGCTGACTTTCTCGACAGCCGTTGCGGAGGCTTCCTCAAAGTCGGCCTCCATTTCAGCGAGCAAATCGCTCATACCCTTCTCCTTTCGTGGTTTGGGGCGCCGTTAGGGCCCCGATTCATCAACCCACCGCGGGTTGACAAAGTCGTTTATATTC